ACGAGTAGTCTGACCGCTCTTATGCATGAAAGGAACGCCCTTAGACGCCTTGTCAACAATATTATTTTGTGAAAGGGTGTAATCACCCATTCCCAACCATTTGGACAAACCAGCACCAGCCTCATAGCCACCATGCAGATTTCCGAGTACACCCCCAGCCGCTGCACCAGCCCCACGAAGGGCAAGGGCGCCAAGTTTAGTGAGTAAGGAACGCTCATCCTTAACTTGTTTTGGTGGAGGATTTGTTTTATTTTTATTTTTGTTTTTATTAAATTTAACTTTAACTTTCTTAACCATTGTTTCGTTTTGTATTGGATCCAGGAAACGAAAACCTGGACTGTACATCCGTATGAACTTACGTTGCGCCGTGCAGTCTCTCGGCATTTTGTTTAGCACGTAAATATTTACCCTATTTAAAGGAACGTTTTGGGCATTAACATACGGACCCAATTGGGCATTTCACCCATCCGTCAGAAACCAGAAATCAACGAGGTTATATTCATGATTATCATCAATCATTTGTGGCATATCTTTTTGAGCATTATTATAGAGCTCCTCCAAAGCCATCTGTTGATAAGGATCAATTCCATAAGCTTTCCAAAAGGAAATCCTAGTTGATTCCTGCACACTCAGGGAACACTTATTCATTCCCTTACCCCAATACCTCATGGACCCACCGTCACTCCGCTCCTTTTTATAGGTCTTGATCCCTCTCTTAGAGGTGATTTTTGACCTAAAATTTTCAGCAGCATGTCCTAAGTGGCGGTAGAACGATCCAAAAACTGGCATGTCTCCGTGTGTGGCGAGACCACATAAACTAATACTTCTTAAAAAAGAACCCAATTGGGCATAACTTTTAAGATTGTCAATAGAACTTGAATCCTTCACCAAGGCAGTAAAAGGGTTTCTAACCATACGGTAAGAAATCCCATCCCACACAGGATGAGTTTGGCAAAATTCAATCTCTTCTATTTGAGTCTTAATCTCTTCCATTTTAAGTAGCATGTTAAAGTCTCGAAACACGGTTACAGCAACAGCACTGAACTTTTGGACTGTTTCCTCTTCTGCAATTATAGTGTAGTCATCACCACAGTTAACAAGTGAGAACTCTAATGAATATTTTTCACGAATATGATGTATTATATAACAAACAATGAAAACTCCCATCTGGCTAGTATTCATCTGACCACTGCCCAAGCCTTGACTCTTAAACTTAACAAAACCATTACTTGATTTCCCAGAGACAATGACATTTAACTGCCATTCACATAGTCTATCAAAATAAGGTTTGTCCTGTTCAAGGAAAAACTTACGGGCGTAGTGATGATATAGCTTCTGAGCTTCATCGCTTATGCTGCTATCAAGTCTAGAAACATCACAATCCACAGAACATGGCTTATTGTACTTTTGCCATTTCTCTTGGATATGAGAGCCGACTTGCTCATAATTCATACCTTTCATTACTACTTTTTCACCGAAAACACCATCTATTGCATCAAAGAAACCATGTTCAATAGGTTTAACAAACTTACCGAATTCCATCCCAAATCTAGGATCAGGGAACGTGATTATACGCGGAATGGCATCGGGTTTGTCCGACATAATATCCTTCTCTTTCTTGAGAAAACACTTACAATGGGCATCTGATTTTGTAAGGTCACGGTGTTTAAGGGATTCCGATGCTTT